TAATCAAATAACTACAATAGGTTCTAACTTAGTTAAGACTGATGACGATGTGCCTACTATACTTACACCTGAACCTTCACCTGACGAATCTTCGTTAACTCCTTCTCTTGATCCAATTGATTTAGAAGAAGGTGGTACTGGTATGATAGGAGGCAGAAAAGGAAAGCAAAGTAGAAAACAAATGGTTACAACTTCAAAAAGAGCAAGTATCTTAGATCCTAATCCTTATGGATAGATAATGGAAACACAGCAAAATCCTCTTGGTAGTATTCTTGACAGGCAACATGAAAAGCTAAAGGGCAACCGCAGGAATTGGGAGCGTGAGTGGCAGGAAATGGCAGAATATGTTTTGCCACACCGTGCTGATTTCACTACAACTCATTCCAGAGGTGCAGACAGGATGTATTCTGCATTTGAAGGAACCGCCATGCGACTTCTTAAACGCTTTGCTTCCAATATACATAATGTCTTTACACCAATGGGTGCAGAATGGTTCAAATTAACTACTGGATTCACTCAATTGGATAAAGAACGTAATGTTGCACTATGGCTTGAAGAAGCAACCAAAATAATAAAACATCATGTATCTCGTCCAATATCTAATTTCCAGAGTGCAGTCTTTCAGTATTACTTGGAAGCAGGTACTTTTGGAACTGGTATCATATTTGTTGAAGATGTTCCCGGCTTTGGCCCTCGGTTTCGTAATTTTCCTCTTTCGGATTGTATATTGGGTAGCGGAAGTGAAATGGAAATTGACACAGTTTATAGAAACTATAAGCAAACGTATAAAGACCTTATATCAAGATTTGATCCAAAATCCTTACCAGAAGATGTTTTAGAAAATGCACAAGGAGATAGAATGCTTGATGAACTCGATGTGGTTCATTGTGTATATCCTGCATGGACAATGGCTCAGTATCTTCCTAACTTTAAAAAAGCATTTGTATCAGTTCATTACCTGAAGGAAAGGAAACATATACTGTCAATAGGCGGTTATGATGAAATGCCTTATATTTGTGCAAGGTGGGAACGATCTGACAGGGAAATCTATGGAAGAGGACCAACTTGGGAAATAATGCCGGATATTCGGCTTATTACTGAAATTGATAAAACGTATTTAAAAGCAGTTCAGAAAGCGGTATCTCCACCTCTCTTTGTGCCGGATTCTGGACTCTTAGACCCCCTAGATACAACACCTGATGCTATTAACTACTATTCGGTCGGTCTAGGGGGCAAAGATATGATATTTGAGGTGCCAACTAATGCAAGACCTGATTATGCAGAAAGATTAAGTGCTAAAAGCACATTGGCAATCAGGGAAGGATATTTCTTGGATCTTTTGGAATTACCCGGTCCGATTGCACCAGATGGCGATGTAATGCGTTTCTCTGCAACAGAAGTTTCAGTCAGGATGAGACAGAGAATGCCTGTTCTTGGGCCAATACTTGCCAGACAGGAAGCAGAGTTTCTTGATCCCTTGATCAGACGAACAGTAAATATACTGATGCGTTCCTATTTGTTGCCTGAGATGCCTGAAGAAATGGGTAAAGACTACAGGATTGAATACATGAATCCAGTATCTATTGCAATGCGATCTGGAGAAATAAACTCAATGTCACAGATGTTTGAAATGATACTGCCTCTGGCCCAGATAGACCAGACTATACCAATGTATTTCAATACTCACCAGATACTTAAAAATACTGCTGAAGTGCTTCAAGTACCTGTTTCTAACATCAGGTCAAAAGAAGAAGTTGATGCAATGATTGCAGAACAACAAAGACAAAGAGCATTACAGGAACAAATGCAACAGGCTCAAGTTGCTGGTGATGTGAATGAAAAGATGGCAAAAGCAGAATCACTTAGAGCAGAAGCCGGATGAGTTTTTTTGATCGTGAATCAAATATTCGCAGAATCTTTAAAGAATGTTTTTCAACAGAAGAAGGTCAACAGGTACTAACTAAACTTGTACAAGATCACTTTGTTTTTAAAACTACACCAACTCCTGATCCATATTTAGCCGCATGGCAAGAAGGTCAACGCAGTGTAATACTCAAGATACTGGAGATGGTGGACACCGATCTTAGGGTGCTTCGTACACGCTACGATCAACAAGAACTTGCCAAAAGAACACGGCAGGATAACCTTAGCAATAACTAAATATGTCAGAAGAAGCAATGGCTCCTGCAGAAGAAACAGGGCAAGCTGAAAGTGGCGAATCTTCGGCTTTACAATTTAATGCATCCTCTTTGCCGGAAGGTTTAAGGGATGAACCTAGTCTCCAGACTTTTGACTCAGTAGATAAACTCGCTAAGTCCTATGTTAATGCAGTCAAGAAGATTGGAGGAAACCCCGATAATCTCATCTCCCTTCCGCAAGAAGGAGAAAGTTGGGATAATCTATTTAACCAGATAGGAAGACCTGAAAAACCAGATGGATATGATTTTGGTGACGATGAAGGTGTTCTCGATGACTATCGGGAATTTGCACATCAAACAGGTTTAACACAGGATCAGGCTGAAAATATCTTAAACCTTTATGGAGACATACAGGAAGAAGAAAAAACTCAGCGTGCTAAAGAAATTGAAGATTTGGCATTAGATACTAAGATCAATCTTCAAAAAGAGTGGGGTAGAAACTATGAAGGTAAAATTGATATGGCAACAAGAGCTTTCGCTCAATTTTCCTCACCCGAGTTAAAGTCAATTATGAATGAAACAGGTTTGGGTAATCATCCTGAAATGATCCGGACTTTTTCAAAAATTGGCGAGTTACTTGGTGAAGACTCACTCGTTGTAGGTACAGGATTGGGTTCGACTCAGTTCTCACCAGATCAAGCACGTGTAGAGATTCAGAATCTATATAGTGATAAGGAATTCTCGGAGGCTTATAGGGATAATAAAAATCCCGGACATAAATCTGCGATGAATAAAATGGATAGGTTATTTAAAACAGCATATCCTAGTCAAAAACGAGTACGATAACATCACACCTCCATGGTGGAGGTAATACCGAACATAAGACAATAGGTAGATAAGCATCTGCCCTACTGAAAAGTCTGTTGTGATCCTTTATGGACAATCACTAGGTTATTGTGGTTTAATATTTTCATAATGGTAACAATATGGCTAATTTTTATGATATTGAAACGTCGTATATACATCGGTATTCTTCTGATGTATTACATGCGCTTCAACAAAAAACCTCACGGTTACGGAATTTTGTAACCAACAAGCCAGACTGTCAAGGTGTTGCCGAGTTCATTGATAAGATCGGAACTAACGAAGCACTAGACAAAGTTGCACGTTTTGCAGATTCGCCAGTACAGGCAATATCCCATCAACGTAGGAGAGTATCGGCACAGCCTAAAAATGCCGGATTCTTTGTAGAAGGTTTTGATACACGACGTATGAACTACGATGTGTTCCAGCCTTATGCAGAAGCTACGTCAATGGCTATGGCTCGTAAGATGGATTCTGTAATCGTTGATGCCGCCTTTGGTTCAGCATATGAATCAGATGGTGGTGTAATGGACGGTGCAACCGAGATAGTTTGGAATTCATCTAATTTCCCAAAACAGTTTATTGATGTCGATTTGCAAATTGGTACTGCAACTGTTGATTATAGTGGTATTGATAATACCGCAGGTAATCGCAGGACATTATCAATTGACAAACTGTTGAAGGCTCGCAGGATTCTCTCTGAAAACGAAGCAGATCAATATGATGAAGGTGGCAATCCGCTATATTTCATTGTCTGTTCTGCATCACAGATTGAATCACTACTGCATTCCACAACAATCCAAAGCATAGATTATAATAACATCCGTGCATTGGTTGAAGGACAAACCAATTATTATGCAGGGTTCCAGTTTATTAGGTATGAGTCGATGCCTACTTCTGGTTCTGTTGATACGCTGACAGAAAAAGTGTTAGCATTTCATCCGCAAGGGTTGGTTTTCTGTTCTTGGGAAGAACCGATAACTGAAATTGAAAGACGTTCTGACAAATCTTTTGTTCCATATGCATATTTTGAAATGGATATTGGAGCAACTAGGGTTTGGGAAGAGATGGTTATTCAAATTGATTGTTTCGTAACTGCTTAACTCATAATCTGAAAGGATAATATGGCTGATCAATATGCTGTAAATCACAAGAAACGATTCGTTACTGTTCCTGCGAAGCTGACTGATGTCGCTGACCAAGGGGGTAGAATGCGAATGATGTATGATAAATTCACGTTTACATCGCCAGATATTGCGATGGCAATAAATGACACAATATCCTTTGGTAAACTGCCTCCTGGAGCAAAAGTATGGGAAGCATCTTTACACCAATCTGCAACACTAGGTTCAAGTTGCCAGTTGGGTTTAGGATATACTGGTTCTGCCAATGCATTTTTAGCGGCGGCTGTGGCGACAGGAGTAGGAGTTCGTTACATGCGAGAAGGAGTAAGTAATATTACTCAGGCTCCTGTAACAATTACTTCTGAAGTTACTGTATTTTCTACATTAACTGCGGCAGTAAGTTCATCTACTGTGGCATTTGTTGAAGTAAGAATTTATTATACAGTTGATTAATAACAATCGGGGGTTGGTAGTATAAGAATCATTTGCCCCAATATTCTAGTGCTATCTAGGACACGGATGGTAAATAAATTAACTACTGACCCCTATTTCTAACAGTTTATTTATTATGGATAAAACTGGCATAGCTAACCTTGCCCTAGGTAATCTGGGCGAAGCAAGCATACAAAATCTAAATGATAATAATGCAAGAGCAAGATCATGTTCTGCAAGGATTGATGATGTAATTGTTACTATTCTGCGTATGCATGTCTGGAATAGTGCATTGGAGCGTTCGTTATTGACTAATATTGGAGAACCTATCTTTGGCTGGAATTATATCTACCAGCTTCCTGCTGACTATATTAAGGTAGTTGAAGTTGAGCCTGTCTCTAAATATATGGTTGAAAAGAAAAATTTACTTTCTAATGAAAAGAAGATATATCTGCTGTATGTAGCAACACCTACTGATATTAATAATTTAGATCCACTTCTGGCTGAAACAATTGCAATGAAACTTGCATGGGAAATAGCAGAAACATTAACAAGCAAAGCAGGATTAAAACAGGAGATGATGCAGAAATATATTATTGCTTTACAGGAAGCACGATCTGCAAATTCTCATGATAAAACTCCGGAACACCGTGAGCGTTCAACTTATTATGATGCCAAGAAAGGTCGATATTCGGTTACTCACAGGACATTTAATACACCTACTTTGGGCTATGAAGTTGATATGGAAACATGGAAAACAAAATAGAGTATGGCGAAATATGAATTTCTACAACCGAAATTTACAGAAGGTGTATTAGCTAGAGCATTCCATGGTCGTTCAAGTGAAGAATTTTATCACTATGGATTGAAGTCATGCAAAAACATGATTCCAACTTTATCTGGCCCTTGTGTAAAAAGACCCGGTACTAATTTTATAGGTGAAGCAAAGAATTCCACTGCCACCTTTATTCCTTTCTTCAAGGATAAGGACAATACCTATATCTTAGAAATTGGCTATGCTTCAAGTTCCTCATATTTAAGAGTCTGGTCACAAAATCAGCTTTTAGACAATAAAGTTACAACATTATCTGATACAACTCCAACTGGAGGTAATCTATCTGGAGCATGGCAAACAAGTCAAACACCTGCAATTAATGCTCTATATGCAGATGTTGTACAATTAAGCACTTCTGGGTTAGGTACAGGAATAAAATTTTCAATTGTAACAGATGGATCAGGAAATCCTACAGTAACCATTACAACAATAGGATCAGGATATTTAGTTAGTGATACAATTGTTATAAGAGATCCCGGTAGTACATCAAGTACAGCAACAGTCACAATAGCTTCTATTCCTTCCATATTTGAGGTAACAGGACTCCCATGGTCTGCGGCTGAAATTCTTACCCTTAAAACTACACAAAGTGGAGACAATATCTTTGTTTGTAGTCCTTCCAAGATACCATACAGAATTATAAGAACTATAGATTTAACTGATACTGGTACTGATGTTTGTGAAGATGGCAGTAAATGGTCACTTTCTAAATTTGTGTTTGTAGATGGACCTTATAACGATATTAATATATTTAAGGAAGATGGAGGTGCTTCTACTAAGGATCAATATACTCTCAAACTCAAAACTGAACCTAATCCTGCTACTTCGGTTCAGAATAAAATAATTGCAAATGTGGAATTCGATGTAACTACAAATAGTATTGTATTGATGAACCATGGCTTACAGATGGGTATGAAGGTACGTTTATTGGGTCAGGGACCAAGTGGAACTGTAACTGCCTCCAATGACGGTGGAATAAAGTTTACTGCGGCCTCACCTACTCCTCATATTTTAATAGATGGAGATACAATTCAAATAACGGCAGGAACTACACTTCCTACTGGCATTACTGCTGATGTTACTTATTTTGTAAGGGATGCAACAACAACTATTTTCAGACTTGCTCCTGCTGCTGATGGTACTGCAATACCATGGACTGATGCAGGAAGTGGGACATTAACTTATACTTCAAGTTGGGGGAATCTTGTCAATGCTGATGCTACACCAAAAGGATATAGTGGTACTAAAGATTGGTACGTTGTTTCAACAACAGCAGGTTCATTTAAAGTCTCTGATACAGATTCAGGTATTCCTTATGAGTTTGTATTAATTAATGATGATGCTACTTCTCCTAATGTCAATGTATTATTATCAAGACCAAGATATAAAGCTGGTACAGATGTAGTTTTTGATCAATTACTTGCAGGAGTTGCTACAACAAGTTCCAATCATTTGATAACAAGTACAGATATTGGAAGATTAATAAGAATTAATCCTTTAGCAAGACCATTAGAAGCATTAGGAGCGATCAGGTGGGCATGGGGTGTTATTAAATCTATAGCCACAGATGAAGTAACAGTAACGCTGAAAACAGAAATATGCAATACAAGACAAAGTGATGTTGCTGATCCTGTAACTAAAGGAACTCCAGAATTCAGGCTTGGAGCATTTAGTGATACATTAGGATGGCCTCAAGTTGCACAAATATATCAGCAGAGAATGGTATTTGCGGCAACTACAACGCAACCTTCTACAATTTGGCTATCCAAGACTGCAAACTTCTTTTCTTTTGCGCCTACAGAGATTGCAGGACAGGATTCTGGGTCAGCTATTTTAGATGGAGTAGCAACTGAAATTATAACTGATGCCAATGGATTAAATTTTACTTTGGATTCAGATACTCTTGATGAAATAAAGTGGCTGGCAGAATCAAAGAAACTTACAATGGGTACTTCTGCTGGTGTTTATATGCTTTATGGTTCAGAAACAAATCTTGTTGTATCACCATTCCGTTTTACCATTAACAGGGAAACATCTTTTTCTGCAACTGATACAATACCAATTGTTGTTTCAAATACTCTTATATATTCACAAATTGGTGGCAAGGATGTTCAGGCATTAGTGTTTGAAGGACAGCAGGGGCAATGGTTTTCAAGTAAAATATCACTAAAAGGTTATGATATAATTAAGACTTCTGAAATTAAGAAGATGGTCTGGCAGGAAAGACCCAATAATATCATATGGGTAATGATGGATGATGGCAGATTGCTCTCTCTTAGTTATGATAGAGTTTCAGAATTTCAGGCATGGGCAGAACATCTACTTGCAGGAACAGATGTAAAAGTTACAGATATTGATATGATTCCAACTGCAAGTCATGACCAGATATGGTTAAAGGTTGAACGAACTATAAATGGAGCAACTAAGTATTATGTTGAAACACTAGGTAGATTCCCAAAGGAAGGTGCATTGGCAAGAAACGCATATATATTTTCTGATAGTGCATTGACTAAATCAATTGCAGGAAGTACCTTTACTGTTGCCTCTTCATCAGGTTTATTAATTACAAGTGTAGCTCATGGATTAATAGATACACAGTTAATTCAGGTAACAAATTCTGGCGGTGCGTTACCAAATACTTTGGATACTGGTGTTGATTATTTTGTAAAATATGTATCAGCAGATACATTCAGGTTGGCAATAACTTCAGGTGGAACATCAATAACTTACCATGCTGGTAGTGGAATCCATAGTTGGAAAACAAAAGTTATAAATGGTCATACTCATTTGGTTGGTGAAACAGTCCAGATATATTATCAGGGTATGCAACATATTAGTAAGGTTGTTTCCAGTATTGGTACTGTTTCATTAGATCACTTTCAAGGTACTGATACTGTTGTTGGACTGCCATACGAGGGAGAACTCGAAACTCTTGAACCAGCCGCACCCGATAATCAGTATTCATATTCTAAAAGACTTTTAAATCTGGTATTGTTAATTGAAGAGTCATTAGGTATTCAAATAGAATATAATGATCTGGAAGAAGAAATATTGTTCAGATCAATGCAGGATCAAATGGGAGTACAGATTGATTTGTTTTCTGGTAAAAGAGAACTGTCATTGTCTGGTATAGGATGGGCAGTACATAATTTGAAAATAATATCAAATGGGCCGTTTCCAATGCAGATAAATGCTTTAGTTATTGAATCAGAAACAGGAGGTACATAAAATGGCAGTATGGGCTATAGCAGCAGCAGCAGCGGCAAAAGCTATTTATGGTGCGTATGCAGGGGCAGAAGCGGCAAAAGCAGGTGATCGTCAAGCTGATGCTGTTGAAGCTCTAATTCCATCTACTCTTTTGGTATCAAAAGCGAAGAAAAAGGCAGTTACACAAACAAGTTATGCTAAAACACTTTTTAGTAAAGATATTGTAGCAGGAGAAATTGGGAATATACGGATAGAAAGAGAATTAGCTTCAAAAAAGGTTCTTGCAGAAACAGCTGGTAGTGGAGTATTGGCAGATACAGGATCAACTCTTGATGTTCAAATGTCAGTTTTAAACGAAGGAAGAAAGAATGAAGCTAATTTATTGGCACAAATGTCAATGGAAAAAACTAAGAATGCATGGGAAGCATTACAAGAAAGAAGATCAATAGATAGACATACTCAGCTAGAAATTGAAAAAATAAGAGCTAGAGCGCAAGAATTAAGAGAACAAGGAAAAGATGCTAAACGACAGGCGTATGCTAGTGCTATATTAGGTGTGGGTACGTCTTTTGCTCAATATAAAGCACAAGGGTAGGAAATATAATGGCAGAATTACAAAAACCAAAATATATAGGAGCAAGTAGACTGAATACTGGATCTGCAAAAGCGGCAAAAATATCTATGCCTAATATATCATTGCAACAAACATTTAAGCCAACTCATAAAATGCAAATGGCAAAGATTGTTGCAGAAGGGACTCTTAATATAATTGATGCCTATGAAGCGGCTGAAATGACCGCAATTAGGCTTGAACTTGCAGAAGAAGAAACACTTCTCCTAAAACATATTGGAGAACAGAAAAGAAAGGTAACGAGTAATCTGATAACAGCACGACCTAATCAACTGTTACCTAAAGATCTGGAAGATAATTTTATTACAGATGGACATAAAATAGGAGAAGATACTATAACTCCATATGTTGTAAGCCCAGAAATTTCAGATAAGGCTAAAGAACTGATTAAACCTAGAATTGATGCCGCAAATAATTCTTTTAATATTGATACTCAGAATGTATTTACAAAGGAACTGGTTGATAGATCTAAAATAGCAATAAAAAATAGAAGAAATAAAGAATTAAATAGCTTCCAAAATTATATGACACATATAACAAGGGAAGGTGTTGAAAAACCTACTGGATTATATGAACCTAACAAAAACCAAGTGGCAGAATATACTGCAAAACAATATGAAGCATTTTTACAGACTGAAATTGAGCATAAAAATCTTAATAAAGAACAAGCAGATTTGATGTTGTATGAATTAAAAGAGGAATTGGCAGGAACAATATTAAGTAGACATATGGCACAGAATCCAACAGAAGCTCTTGAGCAATATACTAAAAGACCTTATATGGTTGGTGGTGTACCAGTTGATTCTGCAAGAGTTGCCAAAAACATTGATTCTCTTATAAGGTCAAAAGAAAACAAAAGAATTGCAGATGAATCCAATGCATATGAAATAAGAATGTTGTCTTATGCACGAAATAAACCTAGAGAAGTATTAGATGAATTTACTGATGATATTAATGAAGAGAATCACCAAATAATGTTATCTAGGATAGCTAGTGATAATTATGAAGGTTATGATATTGATGAAGTACTAAAAAGTCAAGAGGATAAAAGACAATATATACCAAATTATTTAAAGCTTAAGGATAATCCCCATTTGACTAAAGTAATATTAGAAAAGATGGTAGCTACGGCAGTTATAGGTGAAAAAGCATTGGAAGATATTCGTCAAAGGAAAATGTATAATTTATGGGCTGTTGAACTGGAAAGTGCGCTTTATTCTCCAACTTTACAATATTCAGAACATTATAAAGTACAAAATTATAAATGGATTGATGGTAAGGGTTGGAGGCCAAAGCCAGAGGCTATTACTGAAATAGCAAGAACATATGGAGTGGGGGATATTGAGGTTAAAACAGCAATGATAAAGGCAATCTCCAGACATAAAACTAATGTAAAACCCGGTAGTGGCATGATCGGAGGTCATACAGCTTTTGTTATATTCCAAGAAGAATTATTACAATTTTGGAATGATAAGATATTTGAGGATAAAGGTATAGAAGATGCAGAAGCAAAAGCTAAGAGAGAAGGCTTACTAAAAGAACCTTATATTCAGAATCCATTATATTTATCACCCGGGAAAGAACATTATCAGCAAATGAATATAGTGCAACGATATACAATAAATGCAATGGTTGCAGATTTAACAAATCTTACAGAAGATTACAGGAATACCAAGAAAATGTCTTTACCTGATATGATGAAGACATATGATTTTTGGGAAGATAGATTTGTAAATAAAGATGGTACATATGAAATCCAAGGTAAAGTCTGGGAAAATATTAAAAATGTACGTTGGAATTTAAGACTTAAAGATTTACAGGAAATACCAAAAGCTACAGCGGCAGACGATCTTGGATTATTAGATAAAATGTTACAAATACCACATGTAGAATTAGATTATGATGAAAAAACATTATACATTAATCGTTTAATATTTTTGGATGGTCGTTCTGGGATAATATGGAAACATGGTACAATAAGAAATCATCCAGATAATTTTGTAGTTAATCGTGTTTGGGAAAATATAGAGGAAAAACATGCTATATTTAAAGCAAGGAAAATTAAGGAAAAAGAAGCAAGATTAGCGGCAAAACTAAATAAATAATAATAGAAGCAAAACTATAATATGGCAGAACAATTCGAAAATTATCAAGAATATAAGGATGATTACGAAGCATGGGCAAAGATAAATAATGCTAATCTGCACTTTGCATCAAAACGAAATAGATTTATAGATAAAGGTGATCCACTTAATATGGCAAAAGGTGCATTTCTTGATCTATATCCAGAAATGTTAGCAAATGGAAGAGTTAGTGTTGCAAAGAAAATATATGAGGTATTATATGAAGATTATACTCAAACAGGTTTAGAATTAAAACTAGATGCAATTTGGGATAAACGACAAATAGAATATAATTTTTTGCCATCGAGCATTGAAAATAGCAAACATAGAAGTTCATTTACTCATTTAGTTGAGTATTTATATAAATCAGGAGGCTTCGCTGAACATACTGATAGTAGACTGGATATTGCACAAAAATTATTTGAAGATTACAGAGTAGTTGATGTTGGAGGTAAGCAAAATCTATATGTTACTAAACGAGAACTTAAGAAACACAGCTTTACTGTAGAAGATGTATTAGATAATCTACCTTATATAATGGTGTATTTTGACAAACTTGGATATGAATTAACACCTTTTCCTGACGGTTACGGGGATACTGAAAACCAGCAAAAAATATTAGCTAAAATGTTAGCCGAAATGAGATTAACAGATTCAGATAACAATATGTGGACTGCATATAGACGTAGTGGAGATGGAGGAGGTTTAGAAGTTAATATAATGGCTGGTAATCATAATGAAAGATCATTTGATGTAGTTTCCAAATGGCATTATATTAAGGATGGTAAAGCAGTACCATTGGTAATTGATAAAGATCTTATGTGGAAGATATTGATACAGGCAAAATCTACAGATTTTTTAGATGCACAACAAGATCCATGGGAGACAGGTTCCGCACTTGGAACAGAACGCGGACGAGAATGGATGAGAGAAAATATAGGTTCATGGGCAACCCCAGAGACATTAAAGGAAAAATGGAAAAAATGGTATGAAGAAGGTGGTGATATTGTAACAGATAAAGAAACTGGAAAGCCAATAATGAAATATGGTTATCATATAAGAAAATATTCTGGACCACATGGACCAAAAGTATGGA